ATGCCTAAAATCACTAGACCTTTAACAAATACAGAAGTAGAAAAAGCTAAACCTCAAGCCAAAGAATACACACTTACAGATGGATATGGATTGTTTTTACTTATTCTGCCTAGTGGTATTAAATCATGGCGTTTTAATTATGCTCGCCCTATCACTCAAAAACGCACTAAAATTTCTTTAGGAATTTATCCAGCGGTATCTTTAGCCCAAGCTCGTGCTAAACGAGAAGAATATAGGGCACTACTCGCACAAGGAATAGATCCACAGGAACACAAAGAACAAGAACAAAAGGCAGCAATAAGCAAAATAGAAAATAGTCTACTGTTTATTGCTGAACGCTGGAAAGCCAAGAAAGCCCAAGAAGTAGAGGCATTAACGCTAAAGAAAAATTGGCGACGTATGGAAGCCTATTTATTCCCCATCATTGGAAATATGCCAGTCAATGAGATTGTACCTAAGGTAGCTATTGAGGCGTTAGAACCGCTTTATAATCAAGGCAAAGGCGATACATTAAGACGAGTAATTAGGTTACTCAATGAAGTGCTAAACTTTGCCGTAAACTACGGGCTAATTCCTTTTAATCCGTGCTTACAAATCAATGAGGTATTTAGTTTCGGGAAATCAAACAACAATCCCGCAATCAGCCCTAAAGAGCTGCCAGAATTAATAAAAACGGTAATGTATTCCAGTGTGGCCATTCAAACAAAACTATTATTCCAATTCCAATTATTAACTATGGTGCGACCATCTGAGGCAAGTAATGCCACTTGGTCTGAAATTGATTTAGAAAAAGCATTGTGGACAATCCCAGCTAAAAGAATGAAGAAAAGAAATCCTTTTGTGATTCCTCTCTCCTCTCAAGCAATCGCTATTTTGGACAAAATGAAAAGCATTGCTCCAAAAGGTGAATACGTTTTCCAAAGTTGGATTAAGTCTAACCAACCAATGAGTAGCCAAACAATTAATAAAATGCTTAGCGATTTAGGTTATAAGGATAAGCAAACCGCTCATGGATTAAGAACCATTGGGCGAACGTATTTAGCTGAGCAACGTATTGATTATGAAGTGGCTGAAATGTGTATTTCTCACAAGACGGGAACTCAAACAGGTAAAATTTATGATAGGGCTGATTTTCTTGAACAACGTAAACCAGTGATGCAACTTTGGGGCGACTATGTAGAAAAATGTTCTCCTAAATAACAAATAAAGTGTGCTGTGCGTAAAAATTTATAAAAATAGTCTTCACCTCGTCACAAACATCATTTTTATTTATAAATCAATTAATTATAGCGTGAAGACTTATTTTAACTATTCACAACAAGTGTTCACATAAACAAGAAAAGGGGCTAGATAGCCCCTTTGTTTTTGAATTTTCTATCTCTTTATTACATCAGTAAAGAAATCATTAAAATCTTTGAAATGAATATTTGTTCTTACTCCATCTCGTTTTTTTTCCTTTATAAATGGATACTCATTATTATGTTGCTTTATTGCCTGCTCAATACCTGCGATAAAAGTAACTAAACCAAGTTCTTTTAAATTGTATGCTGCGGCATAAGCTACATAAGCGGGGTAAAGATGAGTTTGTATTCTATTATCTCCCATTGTTCGAGTACCAATATAAAGCCCGTCTAATGTTCTACTTGTAAAAAAGTAATTGAAGAACGCCGTTAAAACATCAGATTCCATTTTTACGGATAAAGCCTCTTCGCTTCTCATTTGCTCATTAAGGGCTTTCTTTGCCTCTTCAGGTTGAGTAAAAGCATTTAAGACTTTACGGATAATTCCACCCGCCTCTAACGTTACTTTATGGATAAAATCAGGATCTTTCTTTTCATCAGGTACGACCCTTTGAAAATCAAAAATAACCCTTCTTCTATCAACACCGCCCGCACGTTCAGTAAACCGACAAGGCTCATTATTGATAAGCATAATCAAAGCCGTGATCTTAGTGAAAAATGGCTTTTTATGCTTTGGATTAACCCGCAATAAATCACCCCCACTAATTGCTTTTAGTCCACCACCTTCGCCAGCATATTTGGATTGTTCAGGACAAAGGATTAGCGTTTTATTTTCAAATCCTTCTAAGTCTTTCGCATTGTCAAAATCTTCTAGCTTGGCAGATATGGTATTTTGCTCACCCACTAATAATGTCGCAATATGAGCAAAAACAGACTTACCGCTACCACCTTTCCCCGTTAACTCAAAGAAAAGTTGCCAGTTATAGCGATTGGTTAAGATCGCATAAAGTGCGGCTAAAATATTACGCTGTTTCTTTTCACAACCATTCGCCACAAAAGATAACCAATCATCAAAATGTGGGGTATTTTGGGCGTGTTCATCATAATCATGAGGAATATAAGAAGTTAGCCAGTGATTGCGGTTATGTGGCTCAAACGCTAGCGTATTGCGGTTTAATACGCCATTGTTAAAGGCAATAAACTCATTAGCTTGATCGCCCATTCGTGGTAACTGTGCCTTTAAGGTATTTAATAAACTATTGATAGTGCGATCACTATAACCTAGCTCATTTTCATCAAAAAACTGTACCGCTTTTTCTTCGATATCCTCTAGCTCTAGTTTATGCCAAGCCTGATTATCATAGTAGTAAATTTCACGGCTACCACGCTGTAAAGCAAGATCTAGCCCTAACCATTGACTAAAGGCTCTCGCTTTCGCATTAGTGCGATCGCTCTCCTTGGTTTTGGGCGCTTTTTCTATTGTTTTGCTAACTATTTCCGCAGATTCAGCCACATCACTATCATTTCTTAAACGCTCAATATATTGGCTTAGGTTTTCGACTGTTTGCCCAAGCATATCGCATAGCAAAACTATTTTCGCCTTGGTATTTTTTGCGATATTTAAGCAAAGTGCGGTAATTTCTTCTCTAGAAAGCTCACCAAATTGAATCAGTCTAATATATTGTTGTTCTGGGTGAGCAATACGGATTTGAGAAATACCCTCTAGCTGTTTTTCACCTAAAATCACTGGCTTTTGCTTTGAATCATGCTGCAATGATTGGCAAAGTAAAAGCCATTCTTCGCCTTTACCTTTTTTCCAAGCACTCTCCGCGCCTTGACCAACTAGAACAATTAAATCACTCATAAAATCTTTTGGCTGATCTTTTAAGTATGGTGCTTTAGTTAATTTGCTCATTCGCTCCCTCCATTGTCACAGCATTTTCTAATTCAGCAATACGCATGGATATGTTCTCTTGAAGATATTGAAACGTCTTAACGAGTGAATTGATCACACTAAGTTTTAGTAAACCATCTATGATTTCATCATTAGTAAGCACTTTTATCATTTCTTCGGGATCTAATGAGTGCGGTTTTGGTGCCAATTCTAGTAAATGTTTATTAATGGTGCCTAATTCATCATGGAGGATTTTTAGCCCATTAATTGATTTTAAAGGGAATTTGCCAAACTCTTCGGCTAATACCTTAAGTGCCTCACCAAAATAAGGGTAGCCTAAGCCTTGTTTTTGAGCAGCAATAGAAATCGCCTTGATTTCTATTGCATTATATTTGGAATAATCCAATGGTTTATCTAAATCTCTCGTCATTTTCTTATTCTCCTAATCCTTCTGGATTACTGATTCTGATTTCAGAATAAAGATCTGTGCTTTTTAAATAGTCAGATACTTCACAAGCTTGAGCATAGGTAGGATATTCACCCACAAAAGCAATCTCGCCTTGTTTATCAAAAACGGTTATTTCATAAGAGGAACGCTCTACTCTCAAGGTTGAACCATAAACAAGCGGATCGTTATCCATTGCCTCACGTGCGATTTTTGCCGCTTCTTGGTATGTTTTCCCGGTGGCAATAATGAATGGTTGACCTTCTACGGTTTCATCTTCTCGATAAGTGATTACGCTGTATTTACACATGTTTTCCCCCTTTGTTTTCTTTTAATCCTTGTGTTACTACTGTCTTAATATTTTTTAATGCGTCCGCTGCACCTTTGAGATAATCATTGCGGATATAATCTTTCGCAAAAGCTAAGTGAATCTCGGCTTGTTTGATTGCTTTTGCTAACTGCTCAAAAGTAGGCTGATATTCAGGTTTAAAAGGTTTAACGGTTTTTGCTTTACGCATGGTCCACCTCCAAAGCATCAGAGGTAGAAGTGCGGTGAGTTTTAAGCGGGATTTTTCCAGCAAACACTAAAACATAATCACGGGCCAATTCTTTGCGTGCCTGTAATTCGCTTTTGGCTGGAATGCGGAGTTTATGAAGTTGATTAGATAGATCTGTGCGGAGAATACCTATAAAAATATAGGTAAACCCTGTATAATTAAGGTTAGCCATAGTCTTATCCCTAGTAAGATTATTGGTTAGAACGCTCAAAAGAGGTGAGATGCTTTTGGGCGTTTGCTTTTTTTGTACTTTTTTGTTATGGTAATTACCATGTAATGAATAATAGTTTATGGTACGTACCATGTCAAGAGATAAAGTAGAAAAAAGATCTCCGCAATACCAAATGAGGTTAACTGAGGAATTTCGCCAGCAATTAGAAGAACAGGCAAAGATTGATGGTGATACAACTCTAGCAACTTGGATCAAAAGAATTTTGCGCAAAGAGTTAGCATCGAGAGGCATAGAGCCTAAAGGTTGATTAATTGCTTTGTATTGATGGATAAATGATGCGATGTCATTGATATTATTATCAAAATTGGTATAATATTCTTCAATTAAATTCATGATATTTATTCCTATATTTTGGATTTAATTTGTTCTGTCAAGAACAACGACCTCGTGATAAAGCCCGTTTAAACAACGGGCTCTTTTTTTATTAAGTACGGCTTGCTTTTTGCTGTTCAATCCACGCGTTTACTTCCTCTAAATCCCAGCGGATAAAGTTGTCTGAAAATCGGATTGGTTGAGGGAATTTACCAGCCTTAACTAGTAAATTAAGTTTGGTGCGACCAAAGCCAACAATTTTGGTGACTTCTTTGCCCGGGATGAGTTTTTGGGATAAGGTTTGAGCTTCGCTCATAAACAAATACCTCTCGTTAGTTTAACTTTGTAGAATAGTGTTCTATTCCGTGGAGTTGTCTAGACGAGAGGTATTTAATAGATTTTTGGAGATTCTAACTAGTCGGTTAAGACCCTTTCACTAGTGAAAAGCCCCTTATTTTCTTAAGTTATTTTTAGGTTCAATAATTTTACCGTTTCTAAGCCTTTTTGCTCCTCTTTTAGTAACGGGATCGATTTCTGCAAGCCAATTTTTTAAAGTCTCTTCCTGTTCGCTCACATTTCTTCCTTCTTTAAAATTTTTAATAATATTATTCCTCGTTATAGATTCATCTTTTTCCCATCTCTCCTTTGCAAAAGATTGAATATCTTTCTTTATTTCTTTACTTTTTTGATGATTTAATTTCCCATTTTTTGAGCCTACAATAGAAGGCATTACATCGGCTTTTCTTTCAAGGAATATCGCTTCAGATTTAATCTTATTTAGCATAGAGTCTAGTAATAAATCATAATTTACTTGTAATACCCGTATATCTTCTAAAAAAGATTCGATCTCTTCCTTAGGGATATTATTTTGATAAAATGTAATAAGCACTAATCTTAGGTTTTGCTCGAATATTTGCTCAAACAGTTTTTTTATCTGCTGACATTGTGCTTCAATACCTTTGAAATTCTCACTATCTACCATTGCAACTAATTCTTTAATCTCGCCCTTACTATATTTTCCAATAGATTCTATTAGTAGTTCGGAACGTACTTTTAGTTCAATAGCTCTCTTTGTAGATTCGTCTAAATTTTCATGTGTCATATCAGTACCTTTTTGATATAATATTCACGCTATCTCTAGATAGCACTTGGCTATTCATTATACATAATGAATAAATTTTTTTAAGATTGCCAAGGCAGTAAAATTAATGTTAGGTAAGGCAAGTATATTGTCTTATATATAAAAAATCCCCGTTTTATCGGGGATTTTCTTTATCTCTTATTCTGTAATGCTTTGCGCATTTCTTCCATATAAACCTTTAGAACTTCGGCTTTTGCTCTCGCTTTTGCGGAATTAAATCCTTTCTTCATAAATGGTCTTGCTTTCATTTTCTTTGTACCACGTTCAAGCATAAACCAATAAAACGGGTCTGTTCGATCTTTTGTATTATCGCTCACTCTTGCCATTTTTCGCCCTTTAGTCCGTTTTACAAGAATTTTAGTAATACCTCCAGAGCCATCTTTATAAATCTTCGTTGTATGCCTAATATTGTTTTTTACTGTGGCTCTCTGCCTAAAATCAGTGCTTTTATCTAATACAGGTACATCTTTCTTTATTTCCTTCTCTATCACTTTAGCACCAGTATTTAATGCTTTACGCATTGCTTTTTTCTCTTCTTTAAGAGCACCTTGGACTTTATTTACAAATAGCGCTATTTGATTTGAAAAATCACCCATTTTTTCCCCTATAATTCAATACCATTAAATTCTTCTAATACTCTCTGATGTTCTTCGGATAACTCAAAAATCAGATCACCATATTCAAGCTGATAAGTGCCAAAGGACATTAAAAAGGCGATTGCGGGGTCAATCTTATTGGCTGCCTTTTTCTTGTTTGGCTTAATGTTGGCGTTGGCATCGGTTTCCATTACCACGTTGGATAATGCCCACGCTAAAACAGGGTCGCCATTGTGTTCTATCACTTGGCGATTAATTAGCACCTCTGCGGATTTTGCTACAGGGCTAAAGCGTTGATAGGTTTGTGGGAATGGTTCGACTTCTAAGCCCGCACTTTGTAACTGTGTTCTAAGGTGTGTAGCATTCCATACGTCAAAACCAATCATTTTGATATTAAAGCGTTCGGCATCTTTTAAAATATCATCTCTGATTTTGTCATAATCAATGCAATCGCCCTCGGTAATATGTAACCAACCTTGGCGCACCCATTGGCGATAGATAGCTCTGTTTTTGTTGGCCACATTATTAAGCTGATACTCAGGCAAATAATGACGAGTAATTAACCGCACTTTTTGACCTTGCGGGAAAGTGTAACAAATACTAGTAAGGTCATTGGTTGAGGATAAATCTAAGCCCATATAACAATCCTGATGTAATAGGCTATTTTCTTCATAATCTCGTTGACATAACGCCCAACTGCCCTCACTTAGCCAAGGGGTTGTGCCTTGACACCATACATTAAAGCGTTTCGTTAACATTTCCACCCATTCAGATGGTATGCCTCGGGCTTTTTTAATCGTGTTCTCAAAATCAATTTGGGGAATAGATTGATTAATATTCGGGTTAGCCTTGATCCAAGTTTCAGGATTATCTATTTCGCTTTCATCGTCTAGCTCAAAAATCAAAATAAAAATGCTGTCGTTTTTCTCGTTACCTTCGAGAATTTGCGCACAATAATCATAATGCTGTTTACACGCTGAAATGGTATTACTCCCCGCTGTGGTAATCGCAAATAAAAGCCCTTCAGGTCTTGCCCCTTGCCCTAATTCTAATGCACTGTAAACGCTGTTATCTGCGTGTAAATGATATTCGTCCACTATCGCAAGACTTGGGTTTGTGCCTTCAATCGTAGAGGATTTGGCGGCTAACGGTCGCATAAGGCTATTATTTTGCGGGTAAATGAGTTTATGTTGTTGGACTTGTACTCGTTTTCTTAAAGGTGGTGAAAGCAAACACATTTGACGGGCATCATCAAACACAATACGAGCTTGATCACGGCTTACCGCTGCGGTGTAAATATCTTGCTGACCTTTTTCCATCACTAAAAACCAGTTAGCCAAGACGGCTGCAACGGTAGATTTGGCGTTTTTTCTTGCCACTTGAATATAGGCGGAGCGGTATTTTCTAAGCCCTGTATTTGTATGCTTAAAACCTAGAATATTCGCAAATAAAAAGACTTGCCAATCACTCAAGATAATTGGTTTACCGCGTAAATGCCCCTTGACGTGCGGACATAATCGAGAGAAAGCTAAAAATTGATTAATGGTTTTTTCATCAAAATAATAATCAGGATTGGTTAAATCTTGAAAATATCGCTCAACGGCTAATTTCACCTTTTTACAAGCAATAATCTCACCGCTTTTTACTTTCTCTGCGTAGTCGTGCCAAATACTCATTACAGTGTTAAAAGCTCATCTATAGCATCCATGCCCTCAATAGTGACGGGGTTCTTTTTACGGCTCACAGGATCGAACCCAAGCAACGTGGACATTTTAATCATCACTTTTTCGGCATCGGCTTTAGCTGAAAGGGCGGGATTGCGCGATTGTGTGCCTTGGCTATTGATAATAACAAAGCCATTTTTAGCTAAATCTGCTACAGAATGACGCCAAATTGCGTAGTTTTCGCAATAAATCTCAAGATTAGTGAGATCTTCGGGCATAATATCGCCACGCTCTGAAAGCTGTTTAATACGCGCTTTCCATTGGCTTTTAGCAATATCATCCAAGAAATCAGGCGTTTTATAGGTTTTCTTTCTCGTCATTTGCTTTCCTTATTTTCTAAAAAATTGCCTTGCGTAAAAATTTGATTGGGGGGGGCGGTTCTGACGGCTTGGACATTTCTTTTCAAAACTCCCCCTACCCGTCTAGCATTGTTTATAACTCACTCCACAAAAATCATGATATAAATCAATTGGTTAATTTTCCATATAACCACTTCTATCTTGCCAGCATTCCTCCAGCTCTCATTTGGTCGCCCATATTTTTATAAAATCTTTCATCTGCAATCTTATCCATTAGATTAGTTAGCTCAACTGTAATATGAGTACCATCAATACGATCCTCTGCTTTCACAGATGCCTTCATAGGTTGACCTTGATTATTTACATGAACATACACTGGAGCAGTTCTGTTGCCTTGGTTCTGAGTTCTGGATTGACTAGTTAGGAATTTTTTTAAGTCTTGGTTAGTCCGACTATCAACAACACGCTCACCTTTATCAAGCAACCAAGTCCCCTCTCTTGGAATATTATCTATCCCAGAGTGAGCTTGCCCTGAAAGGTTCATTGTTGTTCCTGAAATGGTAGAAACAATACTTGAAGTGGCAGAAATGACACTTGCGATTGCACTTAGATTTTGTGGCCATGGCAAAGCAGAAGCGTTAGCAATACCTTGTTGAATCTTGACAATAGACTCAGCAATAGCAAATGCTTTTGAGGCAGCGAACATCGCCTTATATATTCCTGACTGCTTACCTGCAGTCTGTCCTAAAAGCTCTGTTACCTGACCTAGTGCATTACCAGTGGATGATAATATATCTGAGTACATAGAAAGTTCTTGTTCTCGTCTTCTATTATTGTATTCATCCCATAATACTTTCTGAGCCTCCGCTAGCCCCTGATCCGAAAGCAATCTTTGATCGTTGAAAGATTTATAAAATGCCAATCTTTCTTGAAGCTTGTTCATTTCATCTTGAGCTGGATCATAAGTTCCTTTGAGTCTGTCTTCAAAACTCACGGCTTTTTCTTTAGCAACATCAGCTAATTCATAAACAGAATCCCACCTAGCTTTATCGGATATATACTTAGCATCTTGAGCACCAATTAAACCGCTTCTGTGTAGCTGATTAATCTCTCTTAATTGCTTTTGTAGCTCGTTTCGGATTTTGATTTCTGGCATGTACTTCTCAAGCAGTTTAATCCGCTCTTGAGCTGCTTTCTCACTAATTTGAGTTCTGAGATTCTCATTTTGCCTGTGTGACTCAGTAGATTTATCACCTTGCTCTTTCAGTTTGGATAAGTATCTATCACCAGCTCCGACAAGATAGCTAAATGTTCCATCAATAGCGTCTTTAATATAGTCTTGGCTGAATGCTTCTGTTAGCGCTGCGCCCAATCTATCTTTTATTTCTTTTTCAATTGGTGTTTCTGGGAGTTTAAAATCATTTAAGTCAACCTTCCAACCAGATGTATTAACAATATCACCACCACCAAAAGTTTTTGATGCTAAATTTAAGAGTTCGATTGGGGTTTTGAGAAAGTCTATAACCTTATTAATACCACTTTCTACTATGCTAAGAAGTCCATTAATTGCTGATTTACCATAACCAGTCAAGACAGCAGGAAAATTACCCCAAATAATCTTAATGGCATCAAATCCAAAGTTCCACGCACCAAGGATCCCATTTACTAGTGACTTGTAATAATCAAGGACCGTTCCACCAAATGAAATAACAGTATTAACTACGCCACCAAATATATCTCCCAGTGTGTCCGTCGCGTCATTCCAAGTGAGGACAAACCAATCTGCTACATCACCTACAACAGTTTTAAAGTCTTCCCATACACCAAGTGCAACATCACCCCATGTTGCGTTCATCGTGGAGGCACCTACTTCCATACCGCTAATAAATTGATCAAATGCATAAGCGGCACCAATAATAGCTACAGCAAGCATTCCAATTGGGTTTGCTAACATTGCTACAGTAGCGCCTCTTACTGCTCCAGTTAGACTTCTAAAACCAAATGAAAGCAATCCAACACCATCATTTGCAGATTTGAAATTAGAGGCTAGAGATACAGCATTAAATGCAGCGTAGGCAGATGTGGCATAGATTGTAGCTTTGGCAAATGAACCAAAGTTAAAAGCCAACATGGATACAAGCTTAGCTAGTTGTCCCATAATACCAGTAGATGTATTTAGACTATCAACCCACCATGCCATAGAATTTTGTAATAAGGTTGTAGCTTGTCCAAATGTAATAGGCATTTCTTTGAATTTTTCATTTATTTTTTCACCTGACTTGGTGAACGCCTCAATAATCACCTTAGAAGTGATTTTACCCTGCTTACCTAACTCCTTAATGTTGCCAATAGAAACATTCATGTAATTAGCGATAGTTTCTGCAATAATGGGAGCACTATCCAAAATAGTTGATAATTCATCTCCTGCTAGTTTCCCTGACGAAAGAGCTTGAGATAATTGAAATAATGCGCTTGCTTGTTGCTCTGCTTTTACACCACCAACCGCCATCGCTTTGTTTAATGTTTCAGTGAAACCAAGTAGCTGTTGTTGTGAATATCCATAATTCTGCAAGGCTCTCGCTGATTTAGTATAAAGCGTTGCTGTGGCTTCTAAATCAGATCTTGTTCTCTGCGCGATATCGAATAATTCATGCTGAACCTTGTTAAACTCTTGCGTTGAGCTAGTTACAAATTTAATTTGAGCATTTAACGCGGTCATCTTGTCCGTCATTTGAATAATCGTGCTGATCCCTTGAATACCCAAACCAACAGCAAGAAGTGATTTTAATCGCCCAATTGTTTTAACAAGGCTCTCAATGTGCTTTTCCGCTCTTCCTGCACTGCCTTGTAGCTTACTAAGATCTTTATTCGTTCTATCGATACCAATAGATTTAAACTCTACTCTAAGTGTTGCAAAATCTGCCATAATAGCCACCTATAACATTTTGATTTACTTTTAACATTCCCCAAATTTTGGGAGCGTTCATTTCTTCGCTCCATAACCACGTTTATCTATGACCCTCGTTTTATAGCTATGGCAATCTCGGCATAAAGCTTGGTGATTACTTTCAATCCAAAACAACGGATCAGCTTGTCCATTCTCAACGGGTTTAATATGGTCAATTACTGTGGCTGGCGTATATTTCCCTTGTGCTAAACACATCACACATAGAGGATGTTGTTTTAGGTATTGGAGTCGGTATTTACTCCAGTTATGATCGTAACCACGCTTGGATGCACTTACTCGGTTATCCTTTGGCTTATGCTCTTCACATCGTCCAGCTTTCACCTTGTTTCTACAATTTGGAAAGGTACAACGCTTTAATGGTTGATAGGGCATAAGATTCCTTAGTAAACACAAGGCTCACGGTACACATCCCATAATGATTTAATCGTCATAGGTGCGGGATTTAAGTTAGCTAAATCTGTAACGGCTTCTCGGTTTGCGTAGAGGTAGGCGATATACATCAAGCATCCAACCTTAATTGATTGGTTGAAGGGAATAGTTTTATCTGTTTCTTTATCGCTAAAGGTTTTACCAATATGACGTTGTGCCACTTCTAAAGCGGTTACCGCATAGATACTTAATAGCTCATCATCTAAATCAAAATCATCCGCTAGATTTAAATGCGCTTTGATTTCCTGTAAATCGATTAAGTTATTAATATTCACCATGCGCCTCACCCTCTTTACACATAAGTTGTAACTCTCTGTGTTCTTCTTTGCTGTCAATCACTGAAGAAATATCGAAATATTTATCACCATATTTAATCCGCATGTTTCGCGTTACTTCAGGCATATAGCGGATACGAATCCGTGTAATATTTTCACCTAATTGAAAAGGACCACTAAAATATTCTCTCCCTTGTAAAGGTTCGATACTGGCTCGCACTGTGGCAACATCTTCCCAATAAGGGTTATGATGCCCGTAAGTATCGCTTTCTCTTTCTTTTTCATAATTACGCTTTTGTAAGGTAATTACTTTGTTATATCGTCCCGCTCTAATCATTCTCGCCATGTCCACCACCTTTTTTCACTTCTACGGTTTGTTTCCATGCTTGGCTAAATTCTTCACCACCTACATAAGGTGCAAGCCCCTCACGTCTGCGGACTTCGTTAGGATTCATGATTCCCGCCTTGATTGCGGTATCGTAACTATTAAAGCGATCGTTTTGGCTTGTGCGTAACAAGTCGCTTGTATCAAACTCAATTAAATAGCGCTGCTTACTTTGACGGGTCACATCCACCATCAAGGCATCTTTTAATTGTTGTTCAAAGTTAGTGAGCCACGGTCTTAACGTTTGTGATAAAAACGCACGGCTTGCCTCGCTAAAATTCGAGTAAGTCGAGTTGGAATAATCTTGTAAAAAGATTGGGCTAATGTTGTAGATACGGGCAATATCAGAAATGGTAAAGGTTCGACTGGCTAACCATTCGGCATCTTGGTTAGTCATGCCTAATTGCTTATATTCCATTGAGCCTTCAAGTACAGGCGTTTTACCCGCATTTTTTGCGCCTTTGTAACGTTCTAATGCTTTAATGGCTTTTTGTGCTTTTGCCTCATCCAACCATTCGGAGGTTGTAATGAGTCCGCTCGCCATTAAGCCATTTTTCATCACGGATGCACCGTGCTTTTGTTGGGCAATACCTAAGCCCACCGTTTCACGACAAATGGCTATCGGGGAGCGACCCATAAAACCATCTAAAGAAGAGTGGCGTAAGTGTAAGATTTCATCCTGAAGGTAGTTTTTTACTTTGCCATTCATATCGGTGATTTGGTAAATGTAATCCCCTTTCGGATTTATGAAGATATTTACCGCACTGGGCTGATAAGGTGTGATACTCACTGGCTGACCTGTTTTATCCCATTCAATCACGGCATAAGCGTTACCGGTTAATAAACAATGGCGCATCATCGTATATTTAAACTGGTAAGGGGTTTGACTGCGGCTTGGCATTTCATTTAACAGAAAATCTACAGGATGATCAAAAACACGCTCCCGCCCATCTTGTTTTAACTGATATAAATAACAAGGCATAGAGGCTACCGCCTCCGCAATCACCGTAACGGCATTCATCACCGCGGGTAAACTTTCTGCGGTAGTCGGAGTAACAAACTCCCCCGCGCCTGTGTTTGCCACGCCCATATAAGAGAGTAACTCCTCAATGGTTAAGCTGTTGCGCTGTTCTGTTTTCTTTTTAAATGGCCACATATTACAACTCCGCCAATTCAGCCCAACGATCTAAAAGTGCGGTCGTTTTTGGCTGTAATCTTGCTTTTGCTTGCGCCATTGAACGCTGGGCAATCTGTACGTTACTTTCAGGATAAGCGGGAATACTGGTTACGGTGATTTCCACCAGCTCTGCATTGGTTACAATTCGTTGGCAAGGTGTAAGATCAAAATTCCAGTTTTCAGCCTTCGCACGAAAGCCAAAGGACATCCCTGTAATATCACCACGTTTTACACTGACTAATAAATCTTTGCCTAAACTGGTTTCGGGCGGGGTAAGTTCAAAACGTAAGCCTATGCTATCCTCTTCAAGCTTTAAGGTGTTGGCTTGAGTTCGTCCTAATAACTTCGTGTAGTCATGCTCAAATAGCGCACGCACATCCGCACCGCTCGATAAAGTTTCACTAAATGCCCCTTGGGCAAATTGCTCTACAAATTCGCCCCACATTAATTCGCTCGGGCTATTCCATTTAACGACATAACCAATAAGCTTTTCATTTTCTGCGCTAAGTTCAGATGAGCGGATTTCAAAATCTTTATTCATAGTTCACCTCTAACAAAAAGGGGCTAAATTAGCCCCTTTTTGTGTGTTTCATTAAGCTAGGGTTTCGATAAACTTAATCGCATTACTATCTACTACGCCACCGCCTAAATATTTATCGGTGTGGACTTTATAAAATCCCGGCTCGGTAAGATTATCAGGTCGAGTTCTTACGCCTGTTTCATGATCTATAATGAAGTAACCACGTTTAAAATCACCAAAGCCAATCACGGCTTTATTCGCACCGCTTGCGGGCATCGTTTCTAAGAAATACACAGGACGACCTAACAGAGTAGAAGGCGCATCTACGGTTAAACCATCACGCCAAATAAAATCACCGTTTTGGTTTTTCAGTTTTTGAAGTGCTGCGGCAATGGTTGAAGACATCACCCAAACGGCATTTTTACGGTATTTGCTGTGTAAGGTATAGAAAAGATCGATAAGAGTATCGGCTGTAATTTTATCCGCACTTGCGACTTCCATTTTTTGAAGTTCGCCAAACGTACGGGTTTTATCCGCTGTGGTTGAACGGGTATATTGCAACAATCCTTTGGCTTTTTTGTCACCATCGCCCGCGGTTAAATCCGCCTCTTCGGTTTCGGTAAAGCTTTCACTAATTTCATCCGTTAACCAGCCTAGAATATCAATGGATGAAAAATCCAAGATTTCTTGCGTAGTCTTTGGATAAGCATAAATTGGGTTTAAAGCAATACTGACCTCATGTAACTTAGGTGCATTGGTTGCATTACGGGCTTGACCTTCATCACCATGAGCCACCACCGCACCACCAGCGGAAACAAGCTTTTTATACTCTTTCGCCCCTACAGGTAAGCGAACCACATTACAGATTTGACGCATCACGCTATCATCTGTTAAACGTTTCATCACTTCCTTATCAAGTTGAGGGATGACAGAATAGCCCCCATCTTCTTTTGAGGTAGTAGAAAGGGTATTTGTACGCAATTCACCTGTTTTAATGTAATGACGTAACTCATCATTACTTAGTTGTGCCTTGCCACCTGTTTCCACTGGTTTCCCACCTTGTAAACCTAAACTGCGTTCTTCATCGGCGACGGTTTCGTAACGTTCGATTTCCTCGGATACTTGTTTTACCGAGTCTTTTAACTTGTCAAACTTACCAATTTCCTCTTCATTCAAAGAGCGGTTTTCTTTTTCAGCATTTTCTAATAAGGCGCGCATTTCGGCTGCGTGTTCCGCCTTTTTCTGGCGTAACTCTAATAGTTTTTTGAACATATATGCTCCTTAATATTCCTTAAAATCATACTCGATAGAATAAGTGAGGGTGCCAGATAGCCAGACATGGTTATCAAAATCGTACTCATATTCAAAAGAATACCCAGGTGATACTTGATCAATATTCTTATAAGTATGTTTAGAAATAATGTTGTGAATTTTTTCAATGAGGAGATCTAGCTTTTCTTCGCTAGAATAAAATGGAATATAAATTGCAATAACTAAACGGGATTCCCAATGAGTATGACCAATAGATACTGGTTCACACTCTGCCCCTTCAATGTAAACAGATAAAGCTGGGAGCTGCATTTTTGGATCTGTAAAAAATACTCTTCCATTATGCAACCCTTTTACCTCTGGCAAACGTTCTTCAATTAATGCAATAACTTCTTTTCTAATCTGATTGTGAATAAGCAT